TGTTTCACCCTCATTTTTTTTCATATAATCTATAATGCAATTTTTCATATCGCTTGCTTTTCCTGATATGACAATAATATCATCATATTTCAAAAACAACCATTTTCCGAATGTCGTTTTTCCTTCCAATCCCTCAGAACCAACAACATAATGTATTTTTCTTTCATCCGGTTCTGATTCTAATATCGCTATTACTTTTTTTTGCCATTCATATAATTTGATTGAAATTATGAACGGCTCACTTATATTTCTTCTGAAAGTATCTCCTGATCTCGTATCTTCTTTTTGACAGTACGTGATACTTGCTTTTACATTTCGTGTTTTCGACCAATGTATTCTATTATGACCTAATAATTCTTTAAACATGGCTAAAGGCCGTGCCTTCTTGCCTTTCCCAAAATCTATAAAACCCTGTAGGTGTTTTGTCCCTTCATTATTTTCTATTTCTCCTTTTTTGCCTGTTTCTTCTTGAAACACAAACCTCTTAATAATGGAACTATTGGAACTAATAATTTTCTTAATATCATCTTCTGTATAATTATTTAAGGTGAAACACCAATATCTACTACAGGGTGGTTGTCTTTTGACCTTACTATTACTAACCACCGTGGAACTATTGGAACTATTTTTCTTACTTCTTGTCTTTATTGTATAATTATCCATTCTACTCTATATATATATATTATTTAAATTTTCACTATTTTTTTGAAAAAATTGAAAAGTCATAAAGGCATTTATTTTCTTGGTAAAAATTATAATATCTCGTTTATTTATAATGCCTTTTAACCGAAATCGTTATTACGCAGATATGACCCGTGGCGCTGTACGGCGTCGATCTGCAGGTCTTATTGCTCGTGCTTGGCGTCGCAATCGTAAGCGGCGTAAAGCTAAACCTCGTCCAGTCCATAATCAGCGATACAATCGTGTCTCTAATCATTTATCTTCTTATACCAGAAAAGGTAAATCTAAACCCCATACTCTTAAAGCACGTGTTGCGGCTCTCGAAACAAGTGCTAAAAAACACTGGGACGTCAAATCGTATCGCAAAGTGACGATACATTCTTGGGGTGTTGCTACAAATATTCAAGGCCAATTTGGTGATGCTTTTCTTCAAATTCCTTCTAAAAACACCCTTGGCGAGATTACTCCATCTGATGCTCCAGAGCTTGCGGAGGACATGGTTCGCGATGGAGATGATATTTTCATTAAATCCGCCTTAATTAAGTTCCGTCTCAATACATATGAATCTGCTGTAGGTTTATCACAGGCAGATTACGGTACTTATGTGGCTCAAGTGGCGAATAACCTCCCATTATTTCATGTAAGAGTAGTTTTTACTATTTTACAGGATATGCGCCCGTCTCTTCAGACTTTATTATCAACTTCTGAACCAAATCCATTACCTCAGGCCGTTGGCATGCGTCCATTAGAATCCATCTATGAAAAAGCTGGATTATATAACTCCACATCACCCAATTCTATGATCACATGTGATACTACGTCGGGCGACACCAATTATGGCGCCGACAATTGTCTTCAAAGTTTTGATTCGTTGCGTTTTAAAAAAATCCATCAATCAACAATTATTCTTAATCATTTAACTCCTTCAAAACAGATCTCTCATCGCCTTTTAATTAATCGAAAAGCGAAATATATGGTTGCTTCTCAAGCAGAGGGAGATCCTTTAGCACCTTCTTATCCATTAAATTTTAATTATTTATTGTTTCTAAGTACAACTGCTAGCATTGATACACAATGCAATCTTCAAGTTCCTGCTCAAGTTTTGGCCTTAATGCGCCCTCCATCGATTGATAAATTGTCAATTCGAACTTATTTTACTGATTCTTAATCATTTTACACAAAAAAAACACTAATTTTGTATAAAATTTCTTCGCGCTCGTGAGGGGGGGGCGTCGCCCCCCGAACCACTCTGTCGCCCCGTCAGGGCGACCTCTAGCTTACTCTTTTTTACTTCACTGAACTCTTCCTATTTTCTCCTTTAATAAAATTCTCCGGGCGATTTATCGCCCGGAGGGCTAATATAAACAATATTCCACCGATCTTGGCTTAATTTATCCATTTCTGGAGGCCCATTCGCAAAAATCACGACGTGCGGGCATTTTGCGCAAACCATGCCTCCTTCATATTTTCCAGAATAAAAGAACATGTCTTTTATTTCTTCTATCCCTGTCCACGAGATAAAACTATGATTCGTGCTTCTCGGTATATTTATTATCACTTTACTAGGTGTTTCACCCTCATTTTTTTTCATATAATCTATAATGCAATTTTTCATATCGCTTGCTTTTCCTGATATGACAATAATATCATCATATTTC